ATGAAACGATTGGTCATTGACATTGAAACTAACATGGAAGCCAGTAATATTTGGCTAGTTGTTACTAAAAACATTGACAATGGAGAAGTCAAGATATGGAAAGAAGCATCAGGGTTACTAGATTATGTAAACGAGGACGATCTATTGATTGGTCACAACATCATCGGATTCGATCTACCAGTATTGAGGAAAGTATGGAAGCTGAAGACGAGATCAAACCCTTTGAAAGATACACTTGTCATGTCAAGGTTGCACAACCCAATAATAGAGAAAGGTCACAGTCTAGACGCATGGGGCGTGAGGCTAGGGCTAAAAAAAGGAGACTTTAGTGATTTCGATAAAGGATTTACCGATGAAATGTTGGAGTATTGTAAGCAGGATGTGGAGATTACTCATGTCCTTTTTGAAAGACTTAGCAATGATCTATTGGATTGGGGTATTTCAACCGATCTTGAACATGATGTTGCGTGTATACTCCAAGATCAGCACGAGTTTGGTTTCAAACTTGACGTTAGAAAAGCTATGTCCCTCTTGGTGGAATGGAAGAAGAGACTTGGAGAGATTGAAGAAGAACTACAACAAGTATTCAGACCAATAGTTACCGAGAGATACAGCGAGAAAACAGGTAAGCGACTGAAGGATGATGTTGAAGTGTTCAATCCTGGTAGTCGCAAACAAATAGCTGAGAGACTTATTGCTCTTGGTTGGAAACCTAAAAAGCATACTGAGAAAGGAACGGTTATCGTAGATGAAAAAGTACTATCAACTATTGACATCCCTGAAGCTCGTCTCATCGAAGAATACTTACTCATTCAAAAAAGGGTGGCTCAAGTTGAATCGTGGCTTGACCATGCTGATAACAACGAAAGGGTTCATGGTAAGGTCATCACCAATGGAGCAGTCACCGGACGAATGACGCATAACAATCCTAACATGGCACAAGTACCGAGGGTTGGTAGCCCGTTCGGAGAAGAGTGTAGATCTTGTTGGACGGTTATGGACGGTAATGTACTGGTAGGCGCTGATGCGGCTGGTTTGGAACTACGTATGCTGGCTCATTACATGGATGATAGTGACTTTACCAAAGAGATATTGGAAGGGGATATACATACCAAAAACATGAAAGCAGCAGGACTGACAGATAGAAACTTAGCTAAAACTTTTATATATGCTTTTCTGTATGGAGCAGGAGCTACTAAGATTGGTACGATTGTTGGTGGTGGAGAACGTGAAGGTGCTGAACTAATTAATCGTTTCTTATCCAACACCCCTGCTTTGTTGTCGTTACGCAAGAAGGTTGACAAGTACGCTCAGAAAGGTTTTGTGCCTGGATTAGACGGTAGGAAACTCTATGTTCGTTCTGCTCATTCAGCCCTGAATACTTTGCTTCAAGGCGCAGGAGCAATCGTTATGAAACAAGCACTTATCCTCTTGCAAAGAAAGTTTAAAAGCATTATAATAGACGCTCATTTTGTCGCCAATGTTCATGATGAGTGGCAGATCGAAACGAACCAAGAACTTGCTGATACGGTTGGACACTTAGCTGTTCAGTCTATCCGGCAAGCTGGTCGCCATCTAAATTTACGTTGCCCTTTGGATGGTGAATATAAAGTAGGAAACAACTGGGCGCAAACACACTAAAAGGAAACTAAATGAAAATAAAACCTATAAAAGTAAAAGGCGAAATCATGTGGGCTTTCTTGGATACTCCTAGTGACGCATCCGGCAAGTACCAACTTGATGTTTGTAACTTGTCAAAAGAAGCTGTTAAGGCGTTGGAAGAAGTGGGCGTAGAAGTTAACCACAAAGATGAAAAAGGTTATTACGTCACTCCGAAGTCTAGTAATTACCCAATAAAAGTATTTGATCCTGATGGTAATCCTATTAACGTTAAGGTTGCTAATGGTTCTAAAGGTGTAGTTACTATTAAACCTTACGTTAACAAGTTTAACAAGGGAATCAATGCTGGTGTTGGTTCAGTGGTTGTAACTGATTTGATTGAGTACAATCCTGAAGCTGGTACAGCAGGTCTGTCAGCTCTATAAGTATGCAACCGTCTCTCAACAATGCTAAGGCACTGATTGACGGTGATATACTGGTGTATCGTATTGGTTTTGCCAGTAATGATGATGAAGAAAAGTTTGCTGTTTCTCGTATGAGTAACTTCATTGATAAACTTCTTAGCCCTGTGTATATCATGAGCTATGATGGTTACATTACTGGTCACTCCAATTTTAGAAACGAAATCGCAAAAGAAGCTCCTTATAAAGGTAATCGTAGTGGCGCTTCAAAGCCTAACCATTATGATGCTTTGAGGGAATACCTTCTGGAACGATGGTGTTTCGATTTAATTGAAGGTGAAGAAGCGGACGATGCGATAGGTATTCAGGCTTACTCTATGAAACCTGATGCTTATTGCATTGTTTCGTTAGATAAAGATCTTGATATGTTACGTGGATGGCACTATAACTTTGTCAAAGAGAGTCTTTATTTCGTTACCGAAGAAGAAGCAATCAAAAACTTTTATACGCAGATATTAACAGGTGATCGAGTGGACAACATTCCAGGTATCTATGGAATTGGTCCTAAGAAAGCAGAGAAGTTATTAAAAGATTGTAATAACGAGAGAGAATTATTCGCTACAGTACTAGATACTTATGAGGATAACCTTGAGTTACTAACTGAGAGAGCGCAATTACTATGGATAAGAAGACAAAAAAACCAGATCTGGACACCATCCCTGAAGTAGTCTACGTTGAATGGGACGATGCTTGTGCAGACGCTGGTTGGGAATTGACGGAAGCAACCGATATTCACCCTGTTCTAACTATTGGATTCGTAGTAGTAGAGGACAAGAAAGCAATAACAGTAGCGGTATGCTGGTCCGATCTTCAGTCTAACTCTAGGATACATATTCCTAAAGGATGGATCAAGAAGATCAAACGATTCAAACTTGATAAACTTTTAGGAAGGAAGAAACCATCAAAACACAAAGCGCGAAAGCCAAAGGAAGAAAACTCCAGCAATGGTTTAGGGACAACCTCATTGAGGAATTTACCTTTTCCAAAGACGATGTAAGGTCTACCAGTATGGGATCTAGTGGGGAAGATATTCTTTTCTCACAAGCAGCTGGAGATAAGTTAGGAATATCCGTCGAGTGTAAATCAAGAAGTACTATCGGTGTATATTCTTTTTACTCTCAAGCCGCAGATAATACTCCAGACGGTAGGCAACCAGTAGTCGTGATAAAACAGAATCATTCTAAACCACTGGTAGTAATAGATGCACAATACTTCATACAACTGCTAAAGAGGGCAGCATGAGACACTTAGTAATCCCTGATACACAATGCAAGCCTGGTCACCCTATTGAACATTTAGAGTGGGTAGGTAAGTACGCAGCAGATAAAAAACCAGATGTGATAGTACACTTAGGTGATCACTGGGATATGCCTAGTCTATCAATCTACGACATTGGTAAGAAAGCGTTTGAAGGTAGGACATATCAAGCAGACATAGCAGCCGGTAACAAAGCTATGAATCGTTTGATGAAGCCTATTGTTGATGAACAAAAAAGATTGAAACGTGGTAAACGTAAGATATGGAATCCTAGAATGGTATTCTTACTAGGTAACCATGAACAAAGGATTGAGAGAGCTATCAATTCAGATCGTAAGTTAGAAGGTTTAATTGGTTACAGTGATTTCAATCTGGATGTATATGGCTGGGAGGTCCATGACTTTCTTGAAGTAGTTGTGATAAATGGCATAGCTTATAGTCATTACTTTACTTCTGGAGTTATGGGACGATCAGTAAGCAGTCCTAACTTACTTTTGTCCAAGAAGCATATGAGTTGTATCATGGGGCATGTTCAGGATCGAGCAATAGCGTTTAGTAAACGTGCAGATGGTAATCGCATTACTGGAATCTTTGCTGGTATCTGTTACCAACATGATGAAGATTATCTCACTCCACAAACCAATGGTAGTTGGTCAGGGATATGGATGTTGAATGAAGTTCAGGATGGTAGCTTTGACGAGATGCCAGTTAGCTTAACTTATTTGAGGAGAGAATATGGAAGTAAGAGAACTACTTGATGTTCGTGAAGATATGTACGGACAATATAGTGTTGTTAGTCATATCAGTCAAGAGCTTAAAAGGGTGATGAAAGACTCGCCTAATTATAAAATCATGCCTCCATTCGCTAGAGAAAGTTTGGATATGATTGCTAATAAGATTGCTAGGATTCTTAATGGTAATTACTACTATGACGATTCGTGGCGAGATATTAGTGGGTATGCTACATTAGCACTAATGGAAATAGAAGCGATAGAAAAACATGAAACAGATAACGCTCCCTGAACTGATAGATAAGTTAAGAGTCTTTGACGAGCTAGAATTGATTGAGTTGTTAGAGATAACGACTGATGATTTGCTGGATAGGTTTGAGGATATAGTTGAATTACGAATAGATAAACTAATGAGGGAAATAGAATGATGGATCTTTATCAACAATTTATAGCTAAGTCGAGATACTCTAGGTTCTTGCCTGATCAGAAACGCAGAGAAGACTGGGAAGAAACCGTAGATCGTTACATGGATTTCATGGCTAAACACCTTGAATCTAAATACAGCTACAAAATACCCTATGAGACCGACAGAGAGCTTCGTGACGCGATTAAAAACCTAGAGGTAGTACCTAGTATGCGGTCTATCATGACTGCTGGTAAGGCGCTTGAGAGGGACAATACAGCTGGATATAACTGTAGCTATCTGCCAGTGGATGATCCTAAAGCATTTGACGAAGCAATGTACATTCTGCTTTGTGGTACTGGTGTAGGGTTTAGTGTCGAGCATAAGTACGTAGACCAGCTACCAGACGTTCCTGAGAAGATGTTTGATAGCGATACCACTGTGGTTGTGTCAGACAGTAAAGAAGGATGGGCTAAGTCGTTACGCCAGGTCATAGCTTTACTTTACTCAGGCGAGATACCTAAGTGGGATCTATCTAAGATCAGACCAGCTGGTGCGAGGCTGAAGACCTTTGGTGGTAGAGCTAGTGGACCTAAACCGCTACAAGAACTATTCGAGTTTGTAGTCAGAAAGTTTAAAGGAGCAGCAGGACGTAGGCTAACTACGCTTGAGTGTCACGACATCATGTGTAAAGTAGCTGAAGTTGTGGTGGTAGGTGGTGTTAGACGTTCAGCTATGATCTCTCTATCTGATCTTGATGATGATAAGATGCGTCACGCTAAGACTGGTGCATGGTGGACTGATAACCCTCAGAGAGCATTGGCTAATAACTCTGCTGTTTATAACTGTAAACCTGATGTAGGTCAGTTCATGAATGAGTGGACTAGCTTGTATCAATCGCACTCTGGTGAACGAGGTATCTTTAATCGTGAAGCAGCTATCAAGCAATCAGAAAGAAACGGACGTAGAGATTCAGAGCAAGAGTTTGGGACTAACCCGTGTTCGGAAATCATCTTGAGACCTTACCAGTTTTGTAATTTATCTGAGGTCGTGGTTCGTGAGAGCGATACGATCTATGATCTTGAACGTAAGGTAACACTTGCTACGATACTAGGAACGTATCAGTCTACTATGACACACTTTCCGTATCTTCGTAAGATATGGCAACGTAACACTGAAGATGAGAGATTGCTTGGTGTATCTCTTACTGGTATCTTGGACAACAAAACACTAGGAGATAACGTTGAACAAACTAAAACGCTATTACAGAGACTACGTATGGTTTCTGTCGATACAAACATGGAGCTTGCAACTGCTCTTGGGATTAATCCTTCTGCTGCTATTACTTGCGTTAAACCTTCTGGCACTGTCAGTCAGCTTGTTGATAGCGCCTCTGGTATTCATCCGAGACATAGTCGTTATTATATTAGGCGTGTCAGAGGGGACAAGAAAGACCCTCTCACTTCGTTCTTACAGGAAAAGGGCATCCCATCAGAAGAGTGTGTATTACGACCAGAGTCGACGATAGTATTTAGCTTCCCTAAGAAAGCACCTGATTCAGCTTTACTAAGGGATGATCTAACAGCTATTGAACACTTAGACTTGTGGATGATGTATCAGAAGGACTGGTGTGAACATAAACCTTCAGTAACTATCTCTGTAAAGGAAGATGAATGGGTAGAAGTCGGTGCGTGGTGTTGGAAGAATTTTGATGATATTAGTGGTGTTAGTTTCTTACCGTATGATGGTGGAACATATAAACAAGCACCCTACGAGGAATGTACCGAAGAGCAGTATAATGAACTTCTAGACAAGATGCCTATGACACTGTTCTGGGATGAGTTGATAGAGGAGGATGATAATGTTGAGGGCGTACAGCAACTGGCTTGCACAGCAGGGGTTTGCGAGATCTAGATGTTAGAGACAGTATTAGCTTTCTTAGCTTTACTGAACTGTCATCCTGAGGACTTAGTTATTACTTCGAGTAATAATACGTTCTACTTGGCTGGGGATATTGGTGTTGTGTATGTCAAACCTGGTATGTACAAAGACCATATCCTCGTCCATGAGATCTGGCATCACTGTCAGTGGCAATGGGCTGG